CATCACTCAAGTAGTTATGAAACTTGAGGCCTGCTTAAATAATCCTGCTCATAATAAGCTCCATGTCTCGTGAGAGAGATGGATTATGGCTTTCATTTTAAGCGATACCTGCAAATGGTGTCTTACTAGAGAGGCAGGGATCACAACATTCATTGTGACCGCGCATTCCTCTAGTAAGCTCTATAATCATGGTTAAATCAAACCGTGGTTCAAGTATTTCTTAGAATTCAAGATTTTCTGTTCAATTGCTGTGTGAGCCATGCTCGCAACAGTACTTGAAAGATTTTCTTGATAGAAAGTTGGACGACCCTTAGTAAAATCTTCGATTGTATCGAAGAACCGTGCTGCTAATGCAGCTTCGGAACTAATTAGTCGTTCAGACGTTCTTGCTTCCAACATAGACGGATCAGGCAATGAAATTACCTGTATCATGTCTTTTACAGACCCACTTTCGATTACTCGAAGTGACTCTGCTAAGACTTTAAGTCTATTCGATATAGCTTTTGCCAATGGTGAGACTATAATCAAGTAGGTAGGAGACGTCCACAAATCGTAAGGATTTGCGAATGCTTCAGCGATTTTATTAAAATATGGTCCGGTAAATAAACCTGGCTCATAATTAATAGCTTCTGCTGTTCCTTTCTGAATTAGTTTATCTGCACTTTGATATATATATGTCAAAATCAGGTTTTCTAATTCTTTTTCATTATAAAGAGGAAGAACATAATCAGATGTATATTTCATTTTGATTACATTAACTATTGCTAATGTATCTCCATGATCTATGTATCTTCTGAATGCGTCCATTCCTAAAAGTTTAACTTTTAGAGATGATCTCATTCTTGAATATGTTCCCATTCTTTTATATAGAGAAAGGATCAAATCCACTTTTGTTACAGCTCTCATAGAGTGTTGTCCTCTTGAATACAATGTATAAATCATTTGATATAATAAATGATATTTATTCATTGAATCTAGAAGACCTCTAAGTTGAATTCCTGTAATTTCTTGTCCTTCTTGGAACCATCTTTTGGCAAACTCATACGTAGTTTTACTAGTATGTGTTTTGTGTGGACTTGTGTCCACACCAAGTCGTTGCATAATCATTTTATATGATTGTGCTACTGCATCATTATAAATAACTATATCATCTCCTAACAGTATATACTGTTTGAAGTTTTGTATGTTATTTAGTTTTGCTGCATATGCGACTACTAGATGGTGACAAATTGCGAAGGTAGACCAAGAACTATATGCTCCCATGGGTTGACCACAATTGTATTTTACAGTTGTGTCATTCCACGGAACGTAGACTTCATGGTCAATAAGGATTGATTTCCAAGATCTAGCAAAATCTCTGTTAAATAGAGCTTCGATTCGATTTGCTTGGATCTCAAGT